CGTTATGGCGCTTGATCGTGCGTGCCATGAACCCGAGCTAGAGCCGACTCCCCAATTCTTTTCGTGGGCGGATCTATAGGAGTGCTATGGATGAAAAGAAGCCCACATGGCGGCAGCGGATAAGGGAGCGAATTCCACGCTCAGCAACGTCTGACGCATTCGACGTAAGCGGTCTTGGCTGTCTAGTCGGGGCCGCTTTTTGGTGGCAGCCGATCGCGGGGCTTGTGGCTCTTGGTGCTGCGCTGCTACTTGCGGGGTGGATGACCAGTGATTAGGCGCGCGATGCAAAAGCGCTTCTATGCCCCGTCCGGCGCTGGTGATCCGTGGGCGATCCCTTCTAACGGTTCGCTTCAGGCGATGACTGCCGCTGGGGTTCAGGTAACCGATGAAACGGCGATGCAGCTTCTTGCTGTGTCAGCGTGTGTGCGGATTCTCTCCGATACGGTCGCTGGGCTGCCCTTTGATGCTGTCAAGGCCGTTGGTGATGTGCGGAGCACGATCGAGCCGCCTCCCGGCATTGTGTCTGATCCTTTCGGCGGTGCCAATGACAGTCGGTTTCCGACTCGGCGTCTGGGCCTGTCTCAGCTAATGGTGAGTCTTCTCCTGCGGGGCAACGCCTATTTGCTGGTGCAGGCACGGGATCGTATGTACCGACCGACTCGGCTGAGGGTGCTGCACCCGGATCGGGTCCGCTGCACTTTCAATGATGCTGGCGAGCGGGTTTACGAGGTTGACCGTAGGCCTGTTGACTCTGGCGATGTGGTCCACATCCTGGGCCTTTCGTACCCTGAGGCAGCTACCGGGATCAGCGTGTTGTCGTACGCCCGGAACGCTATCGGGCTCGGGCTTGCCGCTGAGGAATTCGGCGCGCGCTTCTTTGGTTCCGGTGCTCACATGTCCGGCATCATCGAGGTGCCTGGCGATCTCGACAAGGAACGCGCAAGGGGGATGAAAGAGGGCTTTACTGCCTCACACGCTGGCGTCAAGAACTCCCACACGGTCGGCGTTCTCTCTGGTGGTGCCCAGTGGAAGCCGATCAGCGTCACGCCCGAGGATGCACAGTTCCTTGGCACCCGGGCAGCGCAAAACCTTGACATGGCGATGCTCTTCGGCGTCCCGCCTCACATGCTGGGTCAGGTCGATAAGACCACTTCTTGGGGCACCGGCATTGAGCAACAGGCGCTTGGCTTTCTGGCCTACACGCTGAATCCGTGGATTGGCCGTTTCGAAGACGCATGGTCAGCGATGCTGCCTAAGCCTCATACGGCGCGATTCAACGTGGACGGTCTGCTTCGCACGGATGCAGCCGGGCGTTATGCCGTGTACTCCGTGGCCCGTAGCGCTGGAATCCTCACGCCGAACGAAATCAGGGCGTTGGAGAACTTTCCGCCCGTTGACGGTGGCGATGACATTGACGCCCCGCTGAACTCGAACGTCAAACCACTTAAGGACGCACAGGCCGGTAAGTCGGCTGCTAGTGCTGATGCTCTGGGGGCGGTCCTATAATGACAGATTTTTCAATCCGCTCTCAGCGGCAACATGTGGTTGAGAACCGCCAGCGCCCATTCGAGGGCATGGAACTTCGCGCACTGGACAACGGTACGGGCGGTGAGAACCTTCGCTTCACCGGCTATGCGTCTGTGACGAACACGCCTTACGAAATGGAAGATTTTCTAGGGGCGTACACCGAAGTAATTCGCGGGGGAGCGTTTGGCGCTTCACTGGCTGCGGGCGCTGACGTTCCGTTCAAGGTAAACCACGCCGGGCTCACGCTCGCGCGCACCAAGAGCGGCACCATGCGGCTGGCTGAGGATTCCCGGGGGCTTCACGTTGAGGCAGATCTAGACCCGCGCAATCCCGACGTTCAGTCGCTTCGCAGCGCAATGGAGCGAGGCGATCTCGATGAGATGAGCTTCGCGTTTCGCGTGAATTCTCAGGAGTGGTCGCCCGATTGGTCTCAGCGCGACATCACAGATGTTGACCTGCACAAGGGGGACGTTTCCGCTGTCAATTACGGCGCGAATCCTGCTACGGCGGGTGCGGTACTGCGCTCTCGTGATGTTGCGGCGGCATTCCTGGCGCTTCGGGCTGGCGAGCTGCCTCCGGAGACTGAGCAAACCCTACGTGCGGCTCTGACCGACGTTCTTGGCGCTTCCGGCGCTATTCCTGAGGCCACCGACTCCGGTGCTGACCTTTCGTCCTTCGCGCTGCGACTTCGCGCGCTGAATTTCTAGCCACCTACAGGAAACTGTAGGTGCTTCCCCTCATGGAGCAAACTTGAACAAGCGCGAAATGCTCGCCGGTCTACTAGTTCAGCGTGCGGCCCTAAAGGCGCAGCTTGATGGTCTGGTCGATACCGCGACTACTGAGAAGCGTGGCCTTTCTGATGCCGAGACCGCGCAGTTCGACAAGGGCGAGGCTGATATCCGCGCCTTTGACGAGCGGGTTAAGGAACTGCACGAGCAGATTGAGGCTGACGACGCTGCGGCCGAGATGGCCAAGCGGTATGCGCCGAAGCCTGGCGATGGCGTCAAGTCCGAGCCCGAGATTTACCGGTCCGGTCATGGTGGCCGTTCCTACTTCCGCGACCTACACCTGTCCCGCAGCAAGGGCGACAGGGACGCGACTGACCGCCTTGTTCGCAACAACAAGGGTCGGGCTGAAGAGCGCGCGATTTCCACGTCCAACGGCTCTGGTGGCGAGTTTGTGCCGCCTCTCTGGCTAGAGAATGAGTTCGTCAAGTTTGCGCGCGCGGGTCGGATCACTGCCAACCTGACGCCGACTTTCCCGCTGCCCCCGGGCACTGATTCCATCAATGTGCCGAAGGTGTCTGGCGGTACTGCCGTCGCGGTTCAGACCACGCAGAACTCTGCGGTCCAGAACACTGACCTGACGACCACCTCGATTTCCAGTGGCGTTACCACGGTCGCGGGTGGGCAGACGGTTTCTCTTCAGCTTATCGAGCAGTCTCCGCTGAATATCGATGACGTGGTTCTATCGGACCTTGCGGCCGATTATGCGCGTCAGCTCAATACTCTTGTACTCAGCGGCTCGGGTACTTCTGGTCAGCCGACTGGAATTCTGACCCTTTCGGGCACTAACGCCATCGACTACAACCCGACTACGCCGAGCGCATCCAACTTCTACAGCACCGTGGCGAATGCCATTCAGTCGATTCACACGAGCCGCTTTCTTCCGCCGGACACGATCGTCATGCACCCGCGTCGGTGGGCTTGGCTGACTGCTCAGGCGGACAGCACCGGTCGCCCGCTGGTGGTCCCGGTTGCCAACGCGTACAACCCGATTGCGGCCCCGGGCGCTGTGGCTTCTCAGGGCTATGTGGGCACCATGCTGGGTCTTCCGGTCTACGTGGATGCGCTTCTCCCGACGAACCTTGCTGCCGACGCTGGCACTGGTGAGGATGCGGTCGTTGTCGCGCGCATGGCTGACCTGATGCTTTGGGAGTCGCACGTTCGGGCTGAGGCGTTTGAGCAGACGTACGCCAGCAACCTGTCTGTGTTCATTCGTCTGTACAACTACGTGTCCTTCCAGCCTGCCCGGTACCCCAAGTCCCTTTCGGTTATCACCGGTAAGGGTCTACAGGCTCCGGTCTTCTAGGCCTCTCCTTAGGTGGTGACCATGGCGACTCACTATGACCGGTACAGGCGTTCTGTCCGCCGGTCTATGAATCGTCGTGGTCGCCACCGTGGGCATGCGACAAACCGGTTTGTTCACACGCATCGCCGGGGAAAGCGGCCGAGTCGCACACAGATCAAGCATCGGGGCGCGGCTCGGCTTGCCAGTAAGAGCGCCAGGCTAAAGAAGAAGCTCAGGCGCAAGGTCGCCAATCACGGGCATGTGGTCCAGCATTCGGCCAAGCGGCGTCAGATAACCCGCCATTTGCATCGGGTGCAGCGCCGGAAGGTTCGCCGGATCATTCATCAGCGCCACCCGCACAAGGGCAACCACAATCCTCGCTCAGGCGCAGCGCATCGCCAGACTCGCCGTTACCGCTAGGGGCCCCTCTTGACCACTCAGACGATTTACTTTGTTGGCCAAGACGTCGGGCTCACGGCTAACCCGCTGGACGACGAAGGCAACCCCGCCACGGGCACTCTGGTCGTCTCTGTGGCCGTTACAAGCCCGCTGGGCACCGTTACCACACCGCCTGTGAGTTCGGCCGGTAGCGGGGCGTACAGCGCTGTTGTGCCCACCGTCTCAGCCGGTACATGGCTTGTCCGCTGGACGGCTACAGGCACGGGCGTGGGATGGGCCTACGAAGATCAGTTCACGGTCCGACCGCAGGGTGTCGAGCAACTCGTAGACCTGATCAGCGTCAAGAAGCACCTAAACATCCCGCTGAACGACGCCAGGCAGGACGAGGAGCTACAGGGCTTCATCCTTACCGCTGCCGACCAGGCACGCGATGTATGCGGCCCCTTCCTGCCGGAGCAACATACGCAGTACTTCAGCGGCGGACGGTCCACCATTCAGCCCGATTGGCTGCCGCTCGCATCCGTGCTGTCCATTACCGAGTATTACGGGCTGTCGGGCTTCACGCTCACTGAACAGCCCCTTGGCGGACAGAGCGATGCATTCGCCTACACCGTCGAGTATGACACGGGGCTCATTACGCGCCGCACTTTTGGTGGTGACGCTGCCCTATTCGCCGCTGGTTCCAAGAACATCAAGGTCGTGTACACGGCGGGCACCTCCGGTCAAATCCCATTCACCATTCGCCTAGGCGCGCTTGAGCTGATTCGCCACCTATGGCAGCAAACGCAGAACAGCGGTCGCCCCAAGTTTGGCTCTGCCGGAATGGATGGCGAGTCGATGGGCGTCCCCATGGGCTTTGCGCTGCCTGACCGTGTGATCGAGCTGTGGGGCCCGAAGCGTAGACCCCCGGGAATCGCCTAATGCCCATACCTGGTACGAGTTCGCCCGCTGTACGCAAGTACCTCTTTGATCAGCTCACCGCGACGCTGACGCCCGATCCCAATGTACCTACAGCCCGCCTTCTGGTCTGCTATGACGAACCTGGGCCTGACCAGCCTGACGACATTGTGGCGGTCGGCAAGGTCCACCGCACGGTGTCTGTGAACTCCATGGTC